AGGCGTCCGTCCGGCATCGCGGCACCATCTTCGGCAGCCTGCGCGCGGAGGGACGGGTCGACGTCGACCTGCGAGTTGCGGAACTTCAACCGCACCGCGACCGCCTCGGCCTGCTCCGTGGAGAACTGGAGCGGCAGGTTGTCCTTCCAGAGGATCTCGGACTTGGCGCCGTCGGCGATCTCCTGCGCCAGCACCGGGGCGGACAGGCTGTCGGTGAAGGTGAACTCGACGTCCTCCTCCGCGACCTCCTCAGCCTCGGCCATGGTGGAGTCGGACTCCCCGTCGTCGTCAGTCTCGGGCTCGGGCTCGGGGTCGGGGGTCTTCTCTACCGGGGCGGAGTCCTCGATCACGAGTTCCTGCTCGGTGCCGTCGGCGGGGACCTCGATGCCCTCGGACACCTCACCGGTGCCCTCGGCGACCTGCTCCTCGGTGACCTCGTCGGTCTCCGGCTGCTGCTCCTCGGCGGGCTCCTCAGCCACCGCCTTGGCGCGACCGGCAGCCACCACGGAGTCGACGTCGACTGCGGCCAGCGCGGCGCGCAGCCATGACACCTTGGTCTCGATGTCCTCGATGACGTACTCGGCGGCGGCGACCAGCGGATCCCGGCGGGCGAGAGTCACGAGATCCTCGGTCCCGGCCGCCACGAGCGCCAAGATTTCTGAGTCCTCGTCTGCACTGGCAGCCAGCGCTCGGGGGATCGGGAACCCGGGCACGTTCACCGCGCAGATCGCGACCATCTCCAGTGAGTTCTCGATCGGGCGCCAGTCGCCGGAGTAGGAGGAGGCGCGGATCGCGCGGATCTTGATGTCGTCCACGTCCGGACGTAGCGCACCGGCCACCCAGATCCCGTAGGCGTCCTCACCCGCGGCAACATCCATGACCGCGGAGTGCGTGTTGTCGTAGTGGGCGACCGCCTCCCGGGCGCTCGCCTCCAGCGGGGCGTGCCCACCGGTGAGGGTGATCTGGCCCACCGGGACCATGTCCCCCTCCGCGGTCTCCACCGTGCCGGTCCGGAAGTACTGGTAGCCGGACCGAGACCTCGGCGGACGCACCTTGCCGAGCCGACCGATGTGGCTGGAGGACCATGACGCGACGTGCCCGTAGACCTGCCCGTCCGCGGTGACGGTGAGCGGCGACAGCCGGTCGAACTGCGGGTTGTCGAACCACTGCTTCGGTGGCTTGACCGGGATCCCGGCCGCCGTCAGCGGCGTCTCGTTCGTGTAGGACAGCATCCCCACCCAACCCGAATCGGCCTGATATTCGACCGCGTGCGTCATTGTTGTGTCCTTCCTAGCACGAGTGAAATCCCAGTCAGGATATCTGAGGCAAACCGGACTCCAGTAGCGCTCATCAGCCCTTGCCGCCCTTGGCGTCGCGGATCATCTTGGCATGCGTGGCCGGGTAGTGACCCAACGCACGCTTGTGGAGCAGGTTGCAGTAGCCCTTGGACCGAGTCCCCATGTACTTCTTGAGGTGGCTCACGCAGCGGTAGAAGTCCCCGCCCTGACCCCAGCGGATCTTGGCGGCACCCTTGCCCTCCGCCCAGTACTTCCGCAGGGTCTCGGCGTTGCCACCCTTGCCGACACCGGCCTCGCGCTTGAGCCCGCCCCGGTTCCCGGCGGCGATCAGGGGGAGCAGGTCGGCGAAGAAGGCTGCGTCCACCGCAGCGCCGGTCAGGGGCTGGAAGGCTTGGCCCTTGGTGGACTCATCGACCTGAGCCAGCACGGAGCCGAGCACCGGAGCGTCGTTCGGCATGAAGATCAGGTTCGGCGGGGTGTTGCCGCGCAGGGTGGCGAAGAAGCCCGGGTCCGGGACCCACGCGCTGGCGTGGCGGCGCCAGATCCCGACGCCGGAGGTTGCCGATGTCCCACCGGTCGGGGAGACGGCCCAGACGTCATAGACGACGGACTGGTTCTCCGGGTCGACCTCGATGAAGACCTTCGCGCCCTCCGGGGTCTCGACCGCCTTGCCCGCGGCGGTCAGGCTGGGCAGGGACTCGTGGATGATGGCGACCGGGAGGTCCGGCATCGGTCGCACCCGGGTGTAGCCCTCATCGAAGGCGCGTAGCGCGAAGCAGGCGTCCTCCCGGGACACGTCGGTGATGAGGTTCTCCGAGACGCAGCCTGCGACTAGCCCGGTGGTCATCGCGACGCCGACGATGTGGGACTCCTCATCGAGGTAGGCAACCCCGGTCGTGCGCGGCATGGTCGCGTTCACTCCGGTCAGGATCCGGGTCGACCACTCCCCGAGAGCCTCCTCGAAGACTCGCCCGGCGAGGTCGACCTCGTCCAGCGTGAGCCGCGCTCCGTTCCCATCAACGCCCCACCCGTGCTTCGCGAGAAGGGATCGGGCTTCTTGGGGCACATCGAACAGATGGGTCATACCGCCCATGGTAGGGGCCCGGTCCCGAAGGGCGACAGCGTCATGCGCGCTTCTGTGGCTGTTCCCACGGCGGTTTCTTGCGTCCTGCACGGATCTCGATGCGATCCTTCTCCGACATTCCGCCCCAGACCCCGGTGATGTCCTCATTCTCTGGTCTGAGGGCGTAGCCCCCGCATTTCCTGATCTCCACGCATTGGTGGCACAGGTATGTGGCCACCCGACGGGCCTTGGATTCCCGGTGGATGTCAGCGTGCCATGCGTCCGGGAAGTCCGTCCCCACGCACGTTCCCTCGGGCATGTCCGGGATGGGGACTGCGTCCGCCAAGTAGTGCATCATGCGAGCAAGTGCCAATGTGGCTGCGTGATGCCGAAACTTGGGGTCCGTCACAAGAACGGAGGATATACCCCAATACGGGGCAAGTCAGGCGTTACCCCACAATGACGATGCGAAGTTCACCCGGTTGGTAGGAACCCTCCCCGGGAAATGCCACGCTAACCGCGTCCGGACCAGCGATCTGAATGACCGGCTGGTTCGGCAGAATGACGTTCGTATCGGCCCTTCGGACCTGCACCAGAACGTCGAGAGTTCCCAGACCGTGCTGCACGGTGACCCACTGGTCGGCCGGAATTTCTGGGAGGTCCACCGCGAAGTGTAGCGCCGCCGAGTTCCCATCCAGCCACGGCGATCCGGGCTCGCCCGGCCGGGTCGCCCGGGCCGGGATCCCACCACGGGGAGCGGTGTAGATGCGGGGCGGATCACCCCACCACACCTGTGCCCCGGGGGCGTACGTGGTGTGGGAGTGGTGCTTGGGCATCATGTCGATGTCCTCGTAGATCTGCTCCAGCATCGAGCGCAGCCGCTCAGGAGAGATCCACCCGCGAGCCGGGTCACCCTCCTGTCGGGTGAGCCACTTCTTGGCATCGCCTAGGGACATGTCTGCCAGAGTACCAAGCGGGATCTGACCTCAGACAGCAGAAAGCCCCGGCCGAAGCCGGGGCCCTCTGGTTGGAGACTAGGCTCCGGGAGTGATCGTCTCGCCGACAGCCCACGCGGTGGCAGTCCACGAGCCGACGCACGTCGCGCACGGGTCGCCTGCGTCATCGACCATGGCCGGGATGTTGACCAGATCCGCCGCCACGTAGGAGAACGGATTGACCAGCGCCTCGGCGTACTTGGTCGTGCCGTAGGAGTTGACCTCCGGGTCCGGCGTACCGGGCACGGTCTCCTTGCGGCTGTCGAACGAGCCGGTCAGGCCGGTCGCCGCGAGGGTCGCGTTGCCGAGCGCCTGTCCGGTGAAGGTGTTGGCCAGCGCGGTGTTGGAGAACTCACGCTCGCCGTCGTAGCGCACCTTCACGTACGGGAACACCCAGTGGTAGTAGGGCGGGGAGCCCGGCTTGCCACCGACGTTCCGGATGGACCAGACCTCGATGCAGACCGGGTTTCCGATGGTCGACCCGATGGGGGCCGAGGAGTAGCCGATCGCGTCAGCACCAGCGTCCACGAGCAGCGAACCGCCCGCGAGCAACTTGATGGCTTCGGGATCGACATTGCAGAGCGCGAGGTTGAAGGTCAGACGCTTGAGGCTGTCATCCGCCTTCCACGTGACGCAGACGCTGCCATCGGCAGCCTTCGTCTCGATCTCGTCGCCAGTGGTGAGTTCCGGTGCGAACGAGGCGCTGATGAAGCCGCTCGTCCAGTGTACCGGCTTGGAGGTGTCGACGCTGCCATCGACGTTGAGGGGGCGCACACGCATGAGCACACCCTGAACGCTGCTGGCTCCATCACGTACAGCCATTGTGGGACTCCTTGTCCGCTAGTTGTTCGGGTGGTCGGGGTGTGTCCCCCGGCCCGGGGGCCGGGGGACCCCTCAACTACTCGCCGACAGTGCCACCGGCAGTGTCGATCGCGGCCACGGTCGGCGCGTAACCGCCGCGGATCGAGATGGCGGTACGGCCACCCACGAGCACGGACTTGTCGGCCGGTCCCATGTAGGCGATGCCCTCGAAGGTCTCCGCGAAGGAGCAGTACTTGTTCTTCTGGATGTCCTCCTTGGTGCGGACGATGCCGAGGTCGAGCGACCCGGCGTCGAGGCGCAGGAAGGTACCCGTCGGGTACAGCAGCCAGTTGGCGTCAGCCGCGTAGCCGAGGTACGAGTCGAAGTTGTCCGTGCTGGCGATCGGGAAGCCCGCGACAGCCGGGACATCGTCGATGTACCAGATCGGGTCGACGTTGATGGCGTTGAGGTAGCCGACGACCTCTTCGCGGCTGGTGCCCATGGTGTTGTCACCGGGCATCTGGATCATCATGTCCGAGACCATCGCGTCCCGCAGCCACGTGGGCAGCAGGATCTGGAGCGGGTGGGTCGGGGACAGGCGGTTCCGCCAGCGCAACTGGGTCGCCACGAGGCGCACCATCACGAGGAAGTCACGCGCAGCACCCAGAGCGGTGTCCGGGGTGCCGATGATCGAACCGGCGGTGTTGCCCGCGGCCGGGGCGGCCGAGAACATCCGGTACAGGAGGTACTTCTCCGCGAACGCGGCCTGCGCCACCATCGACAGGTCGGTGTTCGCGCGGACCCACTCGGGGTACGCACGGGACATCAGGTTGTCGAAGCAGAGGCAGACGGACAGCGCATCGAGGATGGCGGTCTCGGTGGTGCCACACGTGATGTCGATGCACTGCTTGGTCGACGTCGGGTTGGTGGCGACGGTGCCCTGCGGGTCGGTGAACGTGGTGCCATCGGCCTTGAACAGGGTCACGCCGGAGACGGCCTGCGAGATCGAGGGCGGCTCGGTCCACGAGATCGAACCACGCTCGGCCGTGAACGACGGCAGCGAGTCCCGCACGGGGCGGGCCGTGGTGCCGATCGCCATGGACGACACGTCGTAGATGACCTGCGTCGGGGCGCACCAACCGGCGGCAGTCAGAGCGGCGGCGGTCAGGCCGTCCGGATCCGACAGCAACTGGCGGACCTTGCGGGAGTTGCCCTCGGAGTCGCCCTCACGCAGGAGGCGCTCGTCCGGGATCTCGGTCTCGTAGCGGACGGACGCGACGAGGCTGTGGTCGCCATCGCCACCGACCCCGCGCAGGCTGTTGACCTTGCGGGTCATCGCCTCCACGACGTCGTCCATGCCGTGTTCGAGAGCGGCACCGGCGGTGAAGCCGGGGACGTCTCCGCCGACGCGGAAGGTGGGCATGGGCACGGTGTCAAGCGCGCCCGCTGCGGCGATCGGGACGGCATCCGCCGGGACGTCGCCGCTGGTCAGGATGTCCTCGGACATTTCTGCGGTCCCTTCATCAGGAGTGGTGGTTTCGTCGTTCTGCTCTTCCTCGACCTCGGCCTCGGGCTCGGCGTCCTCATCGGACTCGGCCTCGACCTCGGGCTCGGCATCCTCGGAGACGGGCTCCTCGGACTCCTTCTCGTTCCGTACGGCCTCCATGAGGCCCCACAGGAGGCGCATGGCCTCCAGATTTCCTTCCTCGTCGGCCTCATCGAACAGGGCCTCGATCTCCTCGATGAGGCCGTCGAGATCGACGTTGGCCTCCTTGAGATCGGCGGTCAGTTCGGCGACGCGCTGAGTGAAGGTGGGGTCTGCGAGACCGGGAAGCATCGGCTCCTCTTCGCGGATTTCGTCCACAGGAGGTGTCCTTTCCCTTGAGTGAGTGCTCACGCCAACCACGACGGTCAACGCGAAGCATGGATTCGCGGAATTCGTCTGGGGCGTTCTCTAGCGGCACTGCATCTCTAGGGATCCGCGCGACCCGAAGGCCAGTCCGAGGACCACTGGATGCAAGTACACCCGAGCGGGCCCGAAGTCAGCAACACGCCCCGGAAATTTTTCGGGGGCGTGCCACTAACTTGGTCCAGTTGGAGGCGGATCAGGTCCCCATTTGCCGACGGATCACTTCGGGGGCAGCATCTCCCCGGCGCGGCGGTCGCTGCCCGGGACGACGGTCTTGTCCCGGGGTGCGGTCGACGTCTCCGGCTTGGGCGCGAGGATCTCCGAGAGTTCCGGGGGCAGCGGGGTGCTGGGGCCGGGCACCGCGGGCCCCTGAGCCTGCGGTCCGGTGGTCTGATTCCCGCCCTGACCTGCGCCGGTGGGTCCGGCACCGATCGCCTCGGGGGCCACGGCCTCCGCGGGCGCGATCTGCTCCACGTACTTGCGCGCTGCGCGCAGGCCGGGCCCGCCGAGCCACTCGACGTACGCGGCAGCCGCGTCGGGCGGGATGACGCCCTTCTCACGCTGCCAGCGCTGGAACTGCTCGTCCAACGTGGGGGCGTCGGCCTCCGAGAACCCTCGGGCGGTGCGCCACGCGGCCCCGGAGAGGACCTTGCGGTCGAAGCCGTCGTTGGCAGCCTGACCGGCGTCGGGGCGGGTGACGATGTTGACCGGGTCGAAGGCCATGACCATCTTGTTGACGATGGCCTCGTTGAAGCCCTCCTTGATCAGCCGGGGGCGCAGGTAGACCTTGGTCAGCCCGTCGCAGATCAACTCCAGCATGGGAGCGATGTGCATCCGGTACATGCCCTCCTCCAGCACGACCGCGTTGGCGTACTTGGCCGAGCCGAGCCCCTTGACGAACTCCTTGGGCAGGTCGATGCCGGTGAGGATCCGGTCCAGCGTGCGGTCCAGCAGCATGATCATCGGCTCGTCCACGCCGCGGGACAGGTCGATGTGTTCGATCTGCTTGCCCGCCTCGGGCGGTCCGGTGAGCAGCAGGGGGACCACGCCGAAGGCGGCGTCCTCCTTGTTGACCGCGGTCAGCGCCGCGGTGGTGATGTCCGCCTCCAGTGAGTCGGTGTCGTTGGGCCCGGAGACCGTGTCCGGCACGAACAGGGCACCGGCGAACAGCCGGGAGCGGGTGGTGGAGCGGACCATCTGGTCGAGCAGGAGCAGCGCCTCGCACTGGTCGAGCACGCCGATCATCGAGGAGGACGGCTCCTGCTGCCAGCGCGGGTGCGCCTTCCAGATCCGGGCGATGTACGCGTTCGGCTCCAGCGGCACCGGCGGGCGACCGCGGTCCCGGCGCACGGCCCAGTAGGAGACGCGGGTGCCCTTCCTGCTGAGTTGCGCCTCGGTCAGAATTTCTCCAGCCATGCCGACCGGGACGAGTTCCTCGCTGCTCAACACGGTCCACTGGCCGTCGAGGTAGGTCAGGTAGAACTCCCCGGCCACCTCCATGTTCATCACCGCGCTGGCCAGCACCTGTCGGCCTAGTTGAGAAGCGATCTCGTTGGCGCGCTTCATGCACTCACGGGTCTTGCCGCCGACCGCTTGGTAGTAGGGGTCGGAGTCCTTGAGTGCCGTGTACGTGGTGGGTGGCTTGGTGGGGTCCTCTTGGATCCCGGCGAGCAGGACAGCCCGCCCGGCCGCGGCAGCCAGAGCATTGAACCCGTACCGGATCTCACCGATGGCTTCGACGTAGTCCCACGCGGCCCGCTGCCATGTCCGGGCGTACCGGCTGACGGCGCTGGTCAGGATGGCGTTGTTCTGGTCGGAGACGTCGATCCGGGCGGCAGCCGCGGTGATCGTCCCGGCGAACCGAGGCTGGCCGGGGGTGTGCTCCTGCGTGTAGGGCATCCAGTCGGGGACGTCCTCCGCCACGGCCTCCATGGTCTTGATCAGCCGGAACGGGTTGATGGCCATCTCACTGGTCCTTCCACGCCATGGTGACCGCAGCGTCCTCGGTCTTCGGGGTCAGCCACAGTGCCGCCTGAGCGACAGCGAGGAGCATCACCAACCCGGCAGCCACATAGCCACCGGGTGTCTCCCAGAATGCCCAAGCCAGACCCGACAGCGCCAGCACTGCGGCACTCGCGTAGATGCCGGTGCAGTAGGGGCAGGACACGATGTAGCCGATGTGCCGCATCTTGGGGTCGTGCCGGTAGGCCCAGTTCCTCAGGGGGTCACTGATCTGATCGGTGACGACCAACCGTGTGAGTCGGGCGGTAGCCAGACCCATGACGAGGAACGCGAGCCATGTGGGCATTACGCGCCGGAGTCCGCGCTCGCGCCCGCGTCCGAGGCGAAGATCTGGACGACCTCTTCCTCGGGAACCACGGGCTCCGGGATTTCTGGGACATCGAATGCGTTGGTCGAGAAGGTCATGGTGGTGATTCCTATTCCGCCGGTGATCTGCCAGTTGAGGGATGGATTGGTGAAACCGGAGTAGACGGCCCAGAGAAGTGTTGCATCGTCGCTGAGCATGTCGGCAATGCGATCGGCTTCGGGGTCGATCGTAGTGCCGTCCGTAGCGAATTCCACGGCACAGGGCCGTGCGATGACGACCTCCATCGCGTACTGCGGGACCGGGTTGCAGTTGGGCTGGGACAGCGGGGACGAGTTGATGAGGGTGACGGACACGATCGAGCCGGGCACGGCCACCACGCTGGGCCCCATGTGCTTCTGCACGACCGGGGCGGGCAGCAGGTAGCCGAGAGTGGCGGCGGCGCTGGACTCCAGCATCCACGCCACCCGGGTGGCGAGGACGTAGGGGGACACGGGCAGCAGCGTCACGGCAGCAGCCCCAGCGGGTCGGTCTGGACGGCGTCAGGCAGCAACTCGCCGGAGAACTCGGTCCCGAACCCGGAGTACTGGTCGGGGGCGTAGAACGGGTAGAAGGCCTCGCAGTCGATGTACTGGGCCTGCGTGATCGAGGCGTGCATCGGGTCCTTGAGCCGGATTCCGGGGCGGTTCCGGGAGATCCACTTGTCGACGTACGGGATCCCGGTCACCCCCTCGGACTCCTCGACCTGCCATGCGACTCCCTGCCGGGTGACGGATGTGGTCTTCGGCGGGAGCGGGGTGCAGTCGGCCCCGGTGTGCAGTCCGGCGATGAGCGCGTCGAGCGCCCGGCGGAGCCCGGGAGGCCAGTTCTCCTGCGACCGGTAGAAGACGGTGACCAAGGGGCTCGCGCCGGTGCCCGAGCAGAACGGGCTGTCGCAGGTTGCTGCGCCGAACCGGCTGGCCCCAGAAATTCGCAGGAGTCGGGAGGAGTCCAAGCACCAACTGAACTGCGCGTTCGGATCCTCGGATCCCGGGACCGCCACGACCCCGGACTCGCCCAGCCCGGCGAGCAGGGCGACGAGGTTCCGGGAGTAGGTGAGGTCCGGAGCGACCGGGGCGCCCTGCTGGCTGACCGGGGTCTCCTCGTCAATCATCGGCACCGGCTGGTTCGGGTTGCACTCGTCGTGCAGCAGGATGACCTTGACGATGTTCGCGGCCGGGGGCGTCAGGTTGAGCAGCGGGAAGCCACGCATCCGGTAGGTGACGGCGAGGCATCGGGCGGGTCCGAACCGGCGCCCGGTGTACTGGTCGAGGATGCTGCTCGCCTCAGCGACCACGTCCGCGGCCTGCGCGAGTTGGTCGGTGTCATCGGGGTCCAGCCCCAGCGTGGTGGCGACGTCGACTGGGTTGGCCCAGAGCGTCGGGGCGTAGACGCCCTCGTAATCGAACAACCACCCTTGGACATCGGCCATGAATGCCATGGTACTGGGGCAAATAGGACCAGCACAGGGGCCCGAGAATGACGGAGCCACCCCGTCCGGCGAGGAGGGGTGGCTCCGAGAGCGGTAATGCTATCCCGTGGCGTGAACGGCTCGCGGGTGACGGGTGCTCAAGTCCCGTGCCTCTGGGAGTCAGTCGACCTTGACGGAGACCGACTCGGTGGTCTTCACCATGCCCCCGGCGACGAGGGCGTCGTAGACCTCGGGGAGGTCCCTCTCCACCGCGGTGACGGCGATCGAGCGGCGGGTCGAGTGGCTGATCTTGATGACGCG